AAGGTTGGGACAAAACAAAATTTAATATGACCAATAGTGCTTCAGCATTTCAAACTGTTAACAGTAGCAGTACTCCAGGAAGTTATGCTGATGATAGTTCTAGTACAACTCTTAACCAAGCATCAGGAATACATTTTTCAGGATTTACAATCGCTACTATATCTACTACAAATCCAGCTATAGTTTTACAGAGTTGTAAAGAAGGAAACTTTAGTGATATTAAAATTACAGGTCCTTGGACAACAGGTACAGCTATTACTGCAACTAATGCCGCAATTAAAATGGGATCTTTAAGTACTCTAGTAGGAACACACAAAAATAAATTTGATCACATATCTATAAATGGATTTAGTACAGGAATTGGAAGTGACGACGATGCATACGACAATAACTTTAATAATTCATTTGTTGCATCTTGTGGACGTGGTGTATACTTTGGAGAAAATACATCTATAGGTTCACAAGGACAAGCAACAGGTCCAAGTAGAAACACATTTAGTCAATGTAAATTTGAAGACATTGACAAAGAGGCTATTAATATAATCAAAGGCGTAGACAATATTAGTTCACATAATAAATTTACTGGAGTTGGTAATGTTGGCGGAAACGAAGGCAATGCCCAATATCCTGTAATTGATTATGTAACACAAAATAATTCAGTTGAAGACATTTTTTCAAGAACAAACGATTTATCTAACAACCAAACTTACTTAACATCTTTTCCATACATATCAGAAATTAAAGGCAAAGTTAATGCAAGAATAGGTGGATTCATGTCGCTTAACGTGACAGAGCAATCATCACCAACTTACTTTTTTAGACTACCAGGCGATGTTTCTAAAACTTATGAAGTTGAATACTATTATAATAGTGGCTTAGTTAACGCACAACGAAGTGGTAAGATGACGTTTCAGTTAGATACTGGTAATAATACACTAAATTTTATTGACGATCACGAATACCAAGGAGATGCTAATTATGAGACGGCACTCCAGTTTACAGCCGCTATGGTAAACACAAATGGACAAGTAGGGGTTGACACAATCATAGTTTCTATGTTAAACTCTACTACAAATGATACAGGAAGTTTCAACTATAAAATTAAAGTTTTAGGGTAATGCTCGAATTAAAATTTGAAGATAAAGTAAAAGTCTGGAAAAACTTACGGGAAACATTAGAATTACACCCAAGACCATTCGACGCGGTCTTACAATTTGTTAGAAAACTACCATTATCAGCTAAGAAAAAAACAAATGCATGGGATCCTAAGGCTAAAATAGAACCTTGGCATCTCATTGAGAAAACCGAATTTACTGAGTATGAAATTGCACAACTTACGGCATATACTTTACAGTTAACCGATAGGTTTAGCGAAGCTCAAATCGAGATATATATCAGTAAAGAGAACAAGAAAAGTAAATTATTATATCTAGTGTATGTGGATAACTTTATTGTAATCGGGTATAACAACGAAGTAACAACAGTTGAGGAACTTCCCGCAAATGTTATACCACAAAAGATTTACAGTATGCCACCTATACACTAAGTATTACACACAAAGGGAAAGAAGTATGAACACAGACCTCAGCATCATCAAAAGAAACGGCAAAACTGCACCATTAGATATTCAAAAGATTCACAAAGTAGTAAACTATGCTTGTGAAAACTTAACTGGAGTTTCTAGCAGTTTGGTGCAAATGAATGCAGGCATACAGTTTGCAGATAAAATGTCGTCAAGAGAGATACAAGACTTATTAATTAGATCAGCTAACGATTTAATTTCGTTAGACCAACCCAACTATCAATACGTTGCGGCAAGATTATTGCTTTACGGAATTTATAAAGACGTATTTGGTGGATTTGAAAAAGTACCATTACTAGAAATGGTCAAAAGAAATATTAACCGTTCAGTATACGATGCAGATATATTAGAGAAGTATACTGAAGATGAGTTTGAGCAGATGGAAAAGTATCTCAAACATAATAGAGATGAAAATTTTACCTATGCAGGACTAAGGCAAATAGTTGACAAGTACTTGTGCCAAGATAGAAGTACTAGTGAAGTATTCGAGTCGCCACAACACATGTACATGATGATTGCGGCTACACTATTCGCTAACTATCCTAAAGAAGATAGAATGTATTATGTAAGGAGATACTACGATGCGACCTCACTTTTTAAAATTAATATCCCAACGCCAGTCATGGCCGGTGTCCGCACACCTATTCGACAGTTTGCTTCGTGTGTCCTTGTTGACAGTGACGATACCCTTGATAGTATCTTCGCAAGTGATATGTCGATTGGTAGATACACAGCCCAAAGAGCAGGGATCGGAATCAACTCAGGACGTATCAGAGGAATCAATTCGAAAATAAGAGGTGGAGAAGTTGCACACACAGGTGTAATTCCGTTTCTTAAAAAATTCGAAGCAACTGTTAGATGTTGCACACAAAATGGAGTAAGAGGCGGTAGTGCTACAGTTCATTTTCCTTTTTGGCATCAAGAAATTGAAGACATACTTGTCTTAAAAAATAATAAAGGCACTGAAGACAACCGTGTTCGTAAATTGGATTATTCCATTCAACTTAATAAAACAATGTACGAACGATTATTAACCCAAGGCGATATAACTCTTTTTTCACCTAAAGATGTTCCAGGCTTATATGAAGCCTACTTTAACGATCAAGAAAAGTTTAAGGAACTATACGAAAAGTATGAAAAAGATAATAAAGTTAAAAAGAAAGTTATGTCTGCAATGCAACTCTTTTCTGCACTAATTAAAGAAAGAGCAGAAACAGGACGTATCTATATAATGAATGTTGATCATTGTAATACACATAGTTCTTTTAAAGATCCTGTATACATGAGTAACTTATGTCAAGAGATTACGTTACCTACTAAGCCACTACAACATATTGATGATCCAGATGGAGAAATTGCTTTATGTATTCTTAGTGCAATTAATGTAGGAACTCTAAAAGAATTAGATGACCTAGAAGAACTAGCTGAATTAGCTGTAAGAGCATTAGACGAGATTATTGATTATCAAAACTATCCTATTAAGGCGGCTGAGATAAGCACAAAAGCTAGACGTTCACTAGGAATAGGATACATTGGTCTTGCACATTATCTAGCAAAGCATGGTTGTAAGTACTCAGATAAGAAAGCATTAACAAAAGTACACGAACTAACAGAAGCATTTCAGTTTTATCTTTTGAAAGCAAGTAATAAACTTGCACAAGAAAAAGGAAAATGTGACTACTTTGATCGCACTAAATACAGTGATGGTATACTGCCAATTGACACTTATAAGAAGGAGTTGGACGAAGTATGTTCAATAACATTAAAATATGACTGGGATTATCTTCGCGAGGCTATTGGACAACACGGTCTTAGGCACTCAACATTGTCCGCACAAATGCCTTCGGAGAGCAGTTCCGTTGTGTCGAATGCCACAAACGGTATTGAGCCTCCTAGAGGATTCTTGTCCGTTAAGAAAAGTAAAAAAGGGCCTCTTAAGCAAATTGTTCCGCAGTATACGACTTTAAAAAATCATTACACACTACTTTGGGATATGCCTAGCAATGATGGCTATATTAATATAGTGTCTGTAATGCAAAAGTTCTTTGATCAAGCTATTAGTGGTAACTGGAGTTATAATCCAACCCACTTTGACAATAACGAAGTACCTATGAGTATAATGATGAAAGATCTGTTAAACACATACAAGTATGGTTGGAAAACATCATACTACCAAAATACATATGACTATAAAACAGATGGCGAGGTGGATGAGCCAGCCGAGAAGATAGTTGAGCCACAAGAAAACGAATTACGTGTGGACAACGAAGAAGAAGAATGTGAAGCTTGTACAATATAGGAAGGAAGTTTAATGGCGAAGACCGTATTCAATAAAGATAAGATTGATTTTACAAAGAGCACAATGTTTTTTGGCCCTGATCAAAATACACAAAGATATGATGTATTCAAGTTTCCGGAGTTCGAAAAACTTAACCAAACTATGCTAGGTTACTTTTGGAGACCTGAAGAAGTTAGTTTGCAAAAAGACAGAGCAGATTATGCTAACTTTCGACCAGAGCAAAAACATATTTTTACTGCTAACCTAAAATACCAAACATTGTTAGATAGTGTTCAAGGCAGAGGTCCTAGTTTAGCATTTCTACCATACGTTTCAATTCCAGAACTAGAAGGCTGTATTGTTACATGGGACTTTTTTGAAACAATTCATTCACGTTCTTATACACACATTATTAAAAATGTTTATCCAGATCCATCTGAAGTATTTGATACTATTTTGGACGATAAAGAAATTCTAAAAAGAGCTCAATCTGTAACCAAAAACTATGATGCATTTACATTAGCGGCAGAAGATTGGTTTCAACGTAAGCAAGGATCAATGCGTGAAGTCAAAAAGAAGCTCTACTTGGCTATGATGAATGTAAATATACTTGAAGGTTTACGTTTTTATGTTTCATTCGCTTGTACCTTTTCTTTTGCAGAATCTAAAAACATGGAAGGTTCAGCAAAGATTGTATCACTAGTTGCAAGAGATGAAGCTACACATTTAAACTTAACTACACACGTTTTGAAGAATTGGCAAAAAGGATTAGATGATCCAGAAATGGCAAAGATAGCAAAGGAGTGCGAAGAAGAAGTTTATAATATGTGGAGAGAATGTGTAGATGAAGAAAAGGCTTGGGCAAATCATTTGTTCAAGGATGGAGCAATTATAGGATTGAATGAAGAACTATTACATCACTATGTTGAATTCATTGCTAACAAGAGATTGAAAGCACTTGGTTTAAAAACTATCTATAACAGATCTTTAAACAATAACCCACTACCGTGGACACAACATTGGCTTTCGAGTGCAGGATTACAAGTTGCACCACAAGAAACTGAAGTTGAAAGTTACATAATTGGTGGTATTAAACAAGACGTAGACGAAGATGTTTTGAAAGGATTCACTCTTTAGAATGAATAAACAAGAAGTTACAATTTACTCTAAGACACATTGCCCTAGTTGTCTTAAAGCAAAAGCACAATTTGATAAACTAAACGTTCCTTATACAGAACATTTGCTTGGAACAGATATTCAACCAGGCGAATTGTTCGCTCTTTTCGAAGAAAAAGGACTACCACAGCCAAGAACAGCCCCGCAAATCTTTATAGGTGATACTTATATAGGAGGCTGGGAACAACTTTGTGAATATATTGAAAACACAGGGTTCAACGGCTCCGGTTACTCAGTAGGATAAAATAAAAATATGTTAGTAGAAAATCCAGATTACAAAGTAAACGATACAATAACTTTTAAAACCCAAGCTGGGGAAGAAGTTGTGTGCCGTGTAACACAGATAAACAAAGATTCTATTAAAGTCAAGAAGCCAATGGCTTTAACTATGTTGAAAGACGGAATTGGAATGGTTCCATTCTCTTTAACAGTCAGCATGGATACTGAAATGCTAATTAACCTTAGTAACGTTGTTTTTATTGCGAAGACAGCAGATAAAACGGCTAAGCAGTATATAGAATCAACAACAGGGCTTAAACTAGCTGTCAATTAAAGTAGAAGGAGATAAATTATGTCAGACATACATGAACAGATCAAATCACAATATGAGGCTTACTTAAAGGAAGCCGAGTCGTTTGATACTAAAGGTGTAAAAGCATCTGCCGCAAGAGCAAGAAAAGCTCTAGGGGAGATGGGGAAATTAGCAAAAGCAAGAAGAGCTGAGATCCAAGATAAAAAGAACAATATGTAATAAATATAGTTATGGCGGGACCTGTTGTTTCGCCATAACTAATAACACAAGGGCTAGAAAGAAACATGGCACAACAAGGTAAACTTAAATGGTACAATCACGTGAAAGGCTACGGCTTTATTTCTCGTGACGATGGACAAAAGGATTTGTTCGTTCACGTATCAGAATTCAGAAAAGCAGGAATTAAAAAGATTGTTGAAGGTATGCACATTGAATATACCATTACCGATCACGCCGACAAACCTGTCGCTACCGATATTCTAATAATTCACGTTCCAGAAAATTAGACGATAAATAGTTTTATGACGGATGACTTAACAGAAATGTCTTCTGAGGAGAGAGTCAGCAATTTAAAACTAAGGATGTCGTTATTCAAGACAAAGTATCCAGAACTTTTTCCGGAAGTAATTATAAAGGAGGACCCGCCGAGTGAGCCTAAACCCGTTAGAGATATTGCATCCAGACTGGCTTCTTTTCGCACTACTGATAAAACACGCACTAGCAGATTTAATTCTACAGAGTAGATATTCTCCTGCACACGGCGACAAGATAGACTTAAAGACACCAAAAGGATATTATCATGCACTCGATCACGGGGTCTTAACATTTATTAGTTGTCTTTTCTTTATCGACTACAAATTAGCAATCATTATTGGAATAGTTGATACTATTTTACACTTCACCATAGATTACACCAAAACTCGTTATGTACGTACGAATGATATCAAACAAGATACCAAACCATTTTGGATTATTCAAGGAATTGACCAAATGGCTCATTATTCTTGCTACATGGCCTACACTCTTTACTTGACATTGTAGTTAAAGTATGTTATAAATATACTTGCAACGTTGAAGCAATTCGAACGCTGTACTGGACTCGGGTGCGATACCCGACACCTCCACCATAAGGACACTACGATGGCAAAGTATAGACGTAAAGGAAGAAAAGCTAGTAAACGTACAGTAAGATGTACACTTTGTACTACCTATCGCTGGATGGGGAATACTAAGGAAAGATTTAGATTTTCAGATAGACGTCGAAAAGAGCAGTTTAAAGTTAGTCGGAATAGTTTAGTGTCTTTATGATGGGGGTGAAATAGGATCGACAGGCAGGTAATAGGAAAGTGGAGTTGTCCGGATCTAAGCTCGGTTAACGCGAAGACACGTTACAGATGCAAACGATAATGTATCAAACGTATTTTCTTTCGTAGACTTCGGTTCACTTAAGAACTACGTAAATGAGGATTACGCCTTAGCGGCGTAATTGCTCGGGGTTGGCAACTTACCTAGCAACAGAAAAGTTGCACTTTAAAATTGGAGGTAACATGAAGATTGGTGTAAGAGGAAGTAAACTAGCTCTAGCATACGCCGATAAAGTCGTTGCACTACTTCCGCAGGCATGGCCCGAAATAAAAATAACCGAAATAAAAACACAAGGCGATATTAAAGCTGACCAACCTATACACGAAATGGGTGGTAAAGGTGTATTTGTTTCTGCTATAGAAAAACAATTAATAGACAAAAAAATAGACTTAGCAATACATTCGTTTAAAGACTTACCTGCACAGATGGACGAACGTCTTGAAATAGTTGCTGTACTTGAAAGACAAGATCCTAGAGATTGTTATATAGGTGTACTATTTCCTAATGCAAAAGTTGGAACAGGCTCGCCTAGAAGAATAGCAGAACTAACAGAAAACTTTAATGTTCCTTTTAATGTACGACCTATTAGAGGAAACATTGATACACGACTACGTAAATTAGACGAAGGAATGTACGATGCAATTATACTTGCAGTAGCAGGGTTAGAAGCATTAGGATTAGAAAACAGGATTACTAAAAGATTTCCTTTAGATAAGATGTTACCGTGTGTTGGACAAGGAGTTATAGCAATACAAATGCGTAAAGACCATCCTGACCTTAGATCTTTGCAAAAGATACTAAATCATTGGAATACGTACTATTCAGTAATGAGCGAACGTAAAATGCTACAAGTTATAGATGGCGACTGTCATACAGCCGTTGGAGCAATATCGAGTATTGTAGGAGACTGTTTGATGCTAAAATCGATAAATTATACTAATAATAAACAATATGAAGCAACAGGAAAGCTAATGGACTATATACAAATTGGTGAGGAAGTTGGTAATAATATAAAATGAATATAAAATTTAAAAATGCTTGTAAACGGATATCACAAAAAACGCCACCTATATGGTTTATGCGTCAAGCTGGAAGATATCATCAACACTATCGTGATTTAAAATTAAAATACACATTTGAAGAATTATGTAAGACTCCAGAGTTAGCTGGAGAAGTTGCACTAGGTCCAATCGATGAATTTGATTATGACGTTGCAATACTTTTTTCTGATATACTATTTCCTTTAGAAGGCTTAGGAATTCCTTTAAAGTTTGATCCAGGTCCTAAATTTGCACATAACTTAACATTAGAAAATGCAGACGAACATAGTAACATTCCTGAAGCATTAAGGTTTATGTCATTCCAAAGAGATGCAATAATAACAACAAGAGCTATGCTACCCAAACATAAAAGTTTAATAGGCTTTGTGGGAGGTCCATGGACACTAATGAATTACGCCGTTGGCGATTCGAGAGTAACTGATGAATTTAAACTAGACTATATGAAGTCTATTCTTATACCTTTACTAGTTCGTAATATAACATTACAACTTGATGCTGGTGCAGAAAAGGTAATGGTATTCGATAGCGGATTAAAGAATATGTCTTCGTCTTTTTTTAATAAAAAGTATTCTCCTTTGTTAATGTCTTTAGCCATGCCACAGACAGCTTACTATAGTAAGAACTTACCCAGGAAATGCATTGACAAAGTAGTACAAGGGGACTGGGGTGGCATTGGCATTGATAGTAAAGTTGATATAACTCATGCATTAAAAACTTTTAAGAAAGGGTTTGTTCAAGGTAACTTTGACGAAGAAATGATGTTACTACCTAAACATAAGTTTATGTATCAGATAGAAAAGTATTGTGACGAAATGTCTAGAAATGATACTACTGGTTGGGTATGTGGTTTAGGACACGGCATTAATAAAGAAACTCCAGAAGAACATGTTCACTTGTTTATAGAAACAGTAAGAAATCGTTTATCTTGATTTCTTTTGCCAGTACTTACTTTTTCGCATGCCTAGATAGTGTTCACCAGGTTCGTAATCCCATCTGTGTCCATGATGTCCTCTGAAATCAGCATACCACATTCTTAAACGTACAATTATTTTTCTTACACCTAAGCTCACTGATATCCTATCTGTCTCCATGGAATAGGATTTCCATCTTGATCCATTATAGGTTCGCCGTTAATAGTACCGCCCATGAGAGCACCACCAGTTTGTCTGTAGTACTTACAAGGCTTAACTTCAACACCATCCCTCATCTTTTTATGATGAACTGTCTTTACACCTTTACTATGTTTTATAGCCATTCGCTTGATCCTTTTCGGTTATTTACCATTTTAGCTAAATATATTAGTAGTTAATGATAAGGAGAAATGTATGGCGGGACAAGCAGATGATCAAGGTAAGCTAGAAGTAGCTGTACGAGTATTAGGTAACGAATTAATAGCTTTAAAAATGACCGTAGACGATTTTAAAATGAAATGGCTAGTACTTGGAGTAGTAACCATTTGTGCATTGGGTTGGGCGGCAAGTGTCTTTGGACCTGAGCTAATGAATATGTTTGGAGAATAGCATGTATGAATATAAATCAAAAATATTAAGAGTTGTTGACGGAGATACTGTTGATGTTGACATTGATTTAGGATTTGGTGTTTGGATGCACAAAGAACGTGTAAGAATGATGGGCATTGATACTCCTGAGTCTAGAACAAGAGATAAAGTAGAGAAGAAATTTGGATTGGCAAGTAAAGCAAGACTTAAAGAACTTTTACCAACTGGTTCAATACAAATTCTTAAAACAGAAATTGATAAATCTGGAGAAGACAAGAAAGGCAAGTTTGGTAGAATACTAGGGGATTTCCACGTATACTATGGCCCAGAAGATAGGCAACTTGGCTGTACTAAGATTCTTATTAAAGAAGGACATGGAGTAGAATACCATGGTCAATCAAAAGATGATATACAAGAGAAACACTTGGCTAATAGAGAAAGGCTTCTTAAAGAAGGCATTGTTAGCTAAATGAAATCTATAGCAATTATTTTTCTTGCTACTCTTATATACACTAACGATCCGAGTAAAACTGAAAACTTATATAGTTGGCAGTTACAATTTCATTCTTACGACAAATGCACTGAGTTCTACAATAAGTATCAAGCAGAGATATTAAACGGCTTACTTGATCATGGTAGAGAAAAATACAATGCAGTTATGGAAATAGATTATTTGGCGTGTGGAATGGTTGAAATGGATTTTCAAAAAAACAGCAATCCTAAAGTAATAGGACAAAAAGAAATGTATAAACGAGTAAACTAAATGTTTTGGGGAACTGGTGTAGCGAAAGCAAACAAATCAGATTGTGAAACTTGCCGTATAGTAGTAAGTCAAGAAGGTATAGAAATAGATTCAAGTACAGGAAATATAGTAACTGAAGCTATAGTTCTTTCAGGTATTGTACTTGTTGTAGCATTACTATACATAGGTAAAAAATGGATAGATAAGAGGATGAAATGATTGTTAATTGGTTTTTAGTAGCAGTTATGAGTATGTCTTATACTCAACAAACAACTAATTTATATATTTTTACTGACCCATCTTTTACATCATCAGAACAATGTATTGAATTTGTAAAGCAACCAGAAAATGGACAAATGATTGCTTGGAAACTTAAAAATGAATTTCCATTACAAACAATGCAAAATGTTTACTGTGTGCCCGAAAACGAAATGGAAAAGATATTAGAAAAGTCTAAGCCTGCCCAAAAAGAACTGAATATCTAGCCAAAACACTTGACGTCCTCCACAACTTGTAATATATTAATACTATTATGTTTATAAAAGATAGACTAGTAACAAGTATAAGAGCTCTTTCGAGCTCTTTTTTTAATAAAGGAGGCAATATGCCAATCAATAATAACAAAGGCTCTACTTACTTTAGAGTAGGTTCTCAGAAGCAACAAATCCTAGCGAAATACTGGGGTACTGGTAAGACTTTTACATTAGAAGGTCTAACAGATAAATTGGATGCTATGTCACCTGGCGCAAGAGTATGGGAGATCAGAGAAGCTGGTTTTAATGTTAAATCAAAACCAATTTACACTGGCGAAGTAGGAAGACCTGCTAACGAATACTCAATCTCAAGAAGAAGAGTATTTGCTTAATCAAAACTCTTGACAAATAAATCAACTCCTGTTATAATGAGTTATTAACTTTCAATAGCAGGAGTTTTTTTATGACTATGCATTTAGAAAGAGGGCTAACAACTCTCAATACTCGTAAGCCAAAAAAGAAGAAATTATCATTGGCTCAAATTGATAAGTACAGTAAGCAACTAAAGATGCACAATAAAGATATGCGTCGATTAGGTTGTCACGATTTGCAAATGGATTTGGACACGTTCATTGCATATATCAGAGGAGAACTCAAACCAAGGGCAACTTCAATAAACAGAACCGAGCCAATTTATACTCGTCCACAGCAAGGTACTGATAGAATTGTCGAGACTAAAAACTTGGATCAATTTGCACCCGCATTAAAGAAAGATTCACTTCAATATACTGGAACCAGACGACTAGTGGGGATAGCCACCATGCATAAGTCAAATATGGTTCCTATTTTTGCGGATGACGATGATAAAACAGGCAGTAAACAGGCAACAGACATAGCACAAATGAGGAGGAACTAATGTTAGCATTTTACATTTTAATGGCAGAGCTTAAATATTATATGAGGTTAATGTTTAAGTTAGCTTCGACATTGTTTTGTATATTGTTTATGGTCCCGATGACGTATGCGGGTGCAGTAACTTTACAAGGCGCAGTTGAAGGAGAACTATACACATCGGAAACTCATCCAGAATTATACTGTTTGGCGGCAAACATTTATTTTGAAGCCAAGTCGGAACCAGTAGCTGGACAGTTTGCCGTATCCGACGTTGTTTTAAATAGAGTAAACGATGCTCGGTACCCCAATACAATATGTGAAGTAGTATTGGACGGACCAACTCGTGAATCTTGGAAAACAAAGCAACACAAAGATTTGCCCGAAGACAAGAGAGTCTTCAATCCAATAAGAAACAAGTGTCAATTTTCTTGGTACTGTGATGGCAAGTCAGATACAATTAGAGATAACGATGCTTGGCGTAAAGCACAAGAAATTGCTTATAGAATTGTAAACGAAAACAAGTTTAGAGGGATTACAGAAGGAGCAACTCACTACCATGCTACTTATGTAAGTCCAAGGTGGGCACCTCAACTTGACTTAGTCGGTAGAATAGGAACACATATATTTTATAGATGGCCATAAAACTTTGGAAAAAGATACCGGTTAAGATACGACGAACATTTTACTTCTTATTGTTTTGGATTTTATCCATAGTCATATCTTATGGTTCAGGAACTTTTCAACCGAACTACCTGGTATTAAACAAAATTACAAAAGATGCATTTGCTCAAGTTCAATCTGAATATTTAGATTACGGATTGTACGAGCCAGAGATGATATACGACACAAACGAACAGTTCGTTACAGCCGTTAATAAATGTATCAGTTATGTTAACTTATCTACACCACCAGATGAAAGAGTCCATGCACATATTATTATTGCTATGGCTATCTTAGAAACTGGTTATGGTAATAGTAGGTTTGCTAAAGAAGGTAACAACTTATTTGGTATTAGAACGTGGGACGAAAAGGCACCACAACTAAAACCAAAGGGCAATCCAGATGCTAAATGGGGAGTTAAAGTATACATTACTAAATGTAAGTCCGTTAAAGATATGATAAGAATCATTAACGAACTTGATGTATATAAAAAGTTTCGAGAAGAAAGAGCAAATCAATTAGCAACAGGAACTCCAAACCTTGGAGAAATGATTAATCATTTAAGTCCTTGGAGCACCAATCCAAGATACACAAGACTAGTAATATCAAAGGTTAATCAAATACAAGAACTTTTGAGCAACTAGGTTAACCAAAAGTTCTTGACATTCCCAGTCAATGACAGTATAATGTAAACATAATGATAGAAATCATTTTAATAACTAATGCACACAGAAAGGCAATATAATGTATAAAGGCATTTTAAGACTAGGAGCAATAATTGGGGTAATGGGTATGCTAAATGCATGTTCATCTTATACAACTATTGCAGAACGTGATACTTATGCACAACCTAAATGGTATGCAAAATGTGCCGAAACTGGATCAAAAGGCTGGTTTTGGTGGAAACAAGATTATGTATTCTCTTGTGGAGCAGGTGTAAGTATTTTTGAACAGGCCGCTGAAGAGCAGATGTATGCTATTGCAATGAATAACTTTGCAAAAAGAATTAATAGTACAGTAAACAGTGAAACTAAAATTAACTTTAAAAATAAGTCAGGTGCTGAAACTAAAAACACTACGACTTTTATAAGTTATAAAGTTGCTGACACTAAAATTCGAGAGCACGTTGCTAAAGAAACTGGTACATACAAGTACCAAGGTAAAACTTATACTTTTGTTAAGTTAAGCATGGAAAAAGAAATCTTCGATGCCTTAATAGCAGAAGCAAAATCCACTGACGCAATTAAACTGGCGAACTAAGATGCGGAATTTAATCTTAATGGCAGGAGCAATCGCCACACTATCGGCTTGCTCCTCTCACAACAACCATCCAACAATGGCTCAGTTTAAACCACAGTATTGTTATCAAACTACAACCATTAATACACAAAATGGTAATAGTGTTAATAGTAAAGGTGTAACTGAGTGTACGGATAATCCGAAAAATAAACATTTCTTAGCATATAGTGATATTGCTAAAGATTGCAGGGAGTACTGGTATGATATTTGGCTTAATGGAAAAGCAGTTAAACAACGTGGCTACGTTTGTCAAAAACTTAATGGCGAATGGGAAATCGTTAGCCATCCTTATAACTAGCATATTATTTTTAACAGCCTGTCAAACAGGTACACAATTTCATCATACGAGTCATAGTACAATAGCAAGTACGGAAAAGTACTATCACCCAGGGAATAGTACTATAACAGTTGCTATGAATGCTATTAAATGGAATGCATCTATGATGAACGACTATGATAGAAAGCAACAAGAAAATGCAGTTTTCTTTGCATTAAATAACTTAAAGACAGGCGAAGTAACCAGATGGTATAATGGTAATACAGGTGCAAGAGGAGCAGTTAAAGTGTCTATGACGTATCCACAAGGAAGTGGCTACTGTAGGGTTTTAATGAGTCAAATTGTTTATAATAACAGAACAAGAGACTTTTCCGAGACAGCTTGTATTAACAGTACTGATAACACCTGGCAGTTTGTCCGATAAATACATAACTTAATAAGGACAACAATGGCATTAGGTATTTTAGTATTATTATCTGCTTTAAGTATTTCAGCAGTCGCAATTTATTACAGTATAGCCGGTCTCGTAGCAATATTTGCCGCGGCCGCTATACCCATTATGGTAATGGGAACTGTATTAGAAATAGGAAAACTTGTAACCGCAGTTTGGTTACACAAATATTGGTCTAAGGCAACATGGTGGCTGAAGTCATATCTGAGCATTGCCGTTGTTGTCTTAATGTTTATTACATCAATGGGTATCTTTGGATATCTATCTAAAGCACATATAGAACAAACAAGTGCAAGTTTAGAATCAGCAGAACAATTAGTACGTATAGAAACTGAAATAACTAGATACGAATCAGTTATAACAAGGTCTGAAGAAAAGATTAGCAAAGTAGAAAATGCTGGTGCTAATAAAAACGATACAATCCAAGACCAAATCGATAGAGAACAAAAAAGAATCGATACGGCATATGACAGAATACAGCCTCTTGTAGAAGAACAAAATAAAATAATACAACAGGATATTGAACGTAAAGACAAGAAGACAGAACCATACCTTGCTCAAATATCTAATATAGATGCAGACTTACAAACATTATCAGACTTACTTAACAGACGTGACAAGGAAAGTATAAGACGTTTACAAAGTATTATAGGAACAAGAGTAGATGGAACATATGGTACTAAAACTGCCAAGCAAGTAGAAAGTTATAGAGAAGGTTTACTTGCAAAACGTGAAAGTATTTTACAAACTATTGCTACTATAGAAGCAAAAGACTCTCCTATTGTTGAGGCGGCTAACGTAGAAATTAAAAGACTTCGTGGTATTGCTGAACAGGAAATAGCTGACTCAAACAAAGTAATTAATAAACTTAGAAGTGAAATAGGAAGTGTAACACCTGACAATAATACTGACATAGTTAATGCAGAACTGCTTAAAATTAAAGAAGCTAATGCAGTTATAGATACACTAACAGAACAAAAATATGATATAGAGGCTGAGTACAGAAAACTAGAAGCAGAAGTAGGACCAATTAAGTATATTGCAGAATTAATATATGGAGAAGAAGTTACTAGAGATCTACTTGAAGAAGCAGTTCGTTGGGTTATTATTCTTATAATATTTGTTTTTGATCCACTAGCAGTATTACTTTTAATTGCTAGTCAATACACCTTCCAGTTTGCTGACAACAGGGGGTTAGCCTGGCGTGAATATGAACAAGCAAGAGCTAAAAAAATTATGGAAAACTCTCCGCCCTCAAAAGACGAGCCAGAGCCAGAGCCAGAACCTGAAGAAGAAAAAGAAGAAGAAATTAAGTTCGAAGACGTCGACCAAGAAACGTTAGACAAAGAGTTTAAAGATGAAGAAGCACCTGTAGAAGTAGCTAAAGAATTAGAAGAAGTTAAAGAAAAAATAGAAGCAATTGAAGTTAACGAAGATGAGGTCGAAAAAAAAGATATAGAATCATCGGAAGAATCAAAAAGCGATCTTGATAACTGGAACGAATGGGTTGAAGCGGCAAATGCAGAAGCAGAAGCAGAAAAGATAACTCCAGAAGAAATTAAAGAAAGAGCAGAACTTTTAGAACAATACGAAGATGACAATGAGTGGACTAAAGCAAAAAGATTATGGAAAGAAGACAATCCAGATCAAAATATAAAAGATTGGAAAGACGCATACTTAACAGGAAGAGTATCAGAACTTCCGTGGGCACAATTTGTTAAAGATAAAGAAGTACTAGAAGAAGAACTTGGTAGACTTAAACCAGATCTTACAGAAGTAATTGAACCAGAAAGTTATAAACAAAATGAAGAACAAAGTAAAGATTCAGTTTGGAACAAGATACACGACAAAGACAAGTAAATATTAGGATGTCAGATCCTATATTAAATTTAATAACACACCCAGATAAGTTGTTAAACAATAACCCTAGTGTATTGTTAGTTAATCCTAGTGATCAAATTAAAGAACAATTTAATTATCATGCAAAAGATATTAAACAACCACTAAACTTATATCTATTCGAAAATACACAAGAAGAAATTGGTTGGCTATTAGAAGTAATTTCGGCTGTAGACTATATTATTCTAGATATTGATAATACTGTTATCGAAAATTGGATAATTGGCTACATTTTAAGTTTTGGAAAAACTTTTTACTTGACAACTAAGCCGGATATGTTGTATAATGTAATAAATGTTAATCGTATTTATGAACTCAAACAGTTCATGGAAGGAGTAAAATATTTTGAGATACAATAACAATAACAGTAATAAGAGGTGGAATACTAGGAAACCTCGACATAATGAAGGTCTTGGACAAGGTATTATGGTTGAAGTCCGTAATAACGATGTTAATAAGGCTTTGAGACTTTTTAAGAAAAAAGTACAAAACGAAGGTATTCTTCAAGAATACAAAGAGAGACAACATTACGTCAAACCAAGTGAAAAAAGAAGAAAAGCTAAAGCGGCTGGCAAAAAACGTTGGCTAAAGAAGCAAAAAGAATCTCAGTTAAGTAGAGGATATTAAATCAATGGCGCTTAATGCCGAGCAATGGTTTCCGAGTGTAATTTGGTCTGGACTTTTATCCGGAGTAGATAACGATTTAATCGAAACTTTTGCATATGACAGAAAGAACCTAGATAAGGGTGTAGAGGTGTCTAACTATATTGGTTGGCAAAGTAACTCTATTAGGCATGGCGACAACGAAGAATTTGATCAATTAGTAAGTGCAGTTACAGAACAAGTAGATGGCTGTGCCGCACAAGCTGAACTTCCTCCTTTACAAATACAGAACATTTGGCTTAACATTAACACTCCTGGAGCATACAATACGTTACACAATCACGCCGGAGCAATATTAAGCGGAGTATATTATATAAAGAGTGATCCTAGTCAAGGAAATATAATGTTCGAACGAGGAGACAATGCTGAATATTTTCTACCTCCAATGGAAAAAGCAAATTACTTTACAAGTACTGCAACAACTTATAAAGCAATGACTGGAGCAATTTATGTTTTCCCGGGTTGGTTAAAGCATAGTGTACAACCAAATCTTACTAAAGACGATAGACTTAGTATATCGTTTAACTTTGGATTAAAGCAATGACGCAAATACAAGAAGTTACAAAGGCGATACATGCTAAACTAGATTTAGTTGAAAGACAACGAGAACATTACGAACAACAAAAACAAATTACAAAGCATCAAAACAAAAAGATTCAAATAACTGAATTGATGTTAAAGGCCTATTGGGACAATTTAGATAGATTTAGTTTATACAATAAACAAAGTCAACTTGAACGAGCCCAAGCCGAGCAAGGTCGATTTCTAGATATAGAGGTAAAGTAAAATGCGAATAGAAGATGAAATAAAATTAGATTACAAAGACGTTCTTATTAGACCTAAACGTTCTACACTAGGAAGTCGTAAAGGAGTTGATCTTAAACGTGGATTTACTTTTCGCAATTATAAAGGCCCACTAGTAGACAAGCAAAGACACTATCGAGGTGTTCCTATTATGGCAAGTAATATGGATGGCGTGGGTACTTTTGAAATGGCCGATACACTTGCTGAACAACAAATAATGACTTGTTTAGTTAAAACATATACAGTAAAAGAACTAGTTAACTACTTTGACTCAACTTCAATTGGAAGTAGTACTAGAACAGAATTTGTAGCAATGAGTATTGGTATTACTGATAAAGATCACGACAAGTTTCGTACTGTATACGAACAAGTAGGTGAGAAATTAAAATATGTTTGTATTGATGTAGCAAACGGTTATTCAGAAAGATTTGCAACATTTGTAAAAGAATTTAGAGTCAACTACCCTAATGTAGTAATAATTGCAGGTAATGTAGTAACTGGAGAAATGACAGAGGAGTTAATACTAAGTGGAGCAGATATCGTTAAAGTTGGGATTGGGCCTGGCTCAGTTTGTACAACAAGAATTCAAACCGGAGTTGGATATCCACAGTTATCAGCAGTTATTGAATGTGCAGATGCCGCCCATGGCTTGGGTGGGCATGTTATTGCTGATGGCGGTTGTGTTTGCCCTGGAGACGTAGCAAAAGCATTTTCCGGAGGTGCTGACTATGTAATGCTAGGCGGAATGTTAGCAGGACATGATCAAGGTGGAGGAGAGATTATTACCAAACACTTTATTACTAGTGAGCTAGATGAAGAAAAGTATAAGAGCGGTTTATTTGGTAAAGGTGAACACACTACAAGAGCAGTAAGAGAACAAAAGTATATCCAATTTTATGGTATGAGTTCAGATACTGCAAATGACAAGCATTTTGGTGGCTTAAAAGATTATCGAAGCAGTGAAGGCAGAACTGTACTAGTCAAGTACAAAGGAGACGTTAAAGTGACGTTACAAGACCTCTTAGGCGGTCTTAGAAGCACTTGTACGTATGCAGGAGCACTTAGACTAAAGCATCTAAGCAGATGTACTACTTTTGTACGAGTAACACAACAATTTAATGATATCTACGCAAATAATGGTTAAAAAATCGGTTTACTTTTCGCCATTTAATGCTAGTATTACTATTACTATGATAAATAGTATTGTTGAAGATACGCCAGGGTTGGGTGTTTTCAACAGGGCATGTAGCCCAAATAACGTTAACTTGCTTAATATAAGGAGAAAACAATGACAAGAATAACTACTCTAAACCTACCCACATTTTACAAATCAATGATTGGATTCGACCATATGTTCGAGACGATGGACAGATTGTTCGAAAACAGTTCTAATGGACACACGGGATATCCGCCATACAACATTGCTAAGATTAATGAAGATGCATTCATGATATCAGTAGCAGTTGCTGGTTTTGGTATGGATAACCTTAAGATTGAAAAGGATCAAAATATCCTTAAAATCGAAGGTAAATCACCAGAAGGTGTTGACGATGTAGACTACCTACACAGAGGCGTTGCAGGACGTAACTTTGTAAGAGAGTTTACACTTGCAGAACATGTTGATGTAAAAGAAGCAAAACTAGAAAACGGCATGTTAAATGTTCATCTAGTTAGAGAAGTTCCAGAGGAACTTAAACCACAAACTATCAATATTGTGAATGGCGATAACGATAAGTAAGGGTACAGTTTAGGGGGAGAAATCCCCCTAGACCACCAGGAGTTAATATGACAGTATCAATTGAACTTGAAAAAGAAATTGGCGTAAAAGAAGCAATTAAAGAAATTGCTAAAGATCCAGGGAAATATAAGGTTATTTTCATGAATGACAACTCTACTCCAATGGATTTTGTTGTTGAAATTCTAGTCCAAGTCTTTAAACATTCTGAAAAGACTGCACAAGAACTTACTATGAAAATACACAATGACGGACAAGCTATCGTAGGATTATACACATTTGAAATAGCAGAACAAAGATCGCTTGAAGCGACTAAGTTAGCTAGGACAAATGGCTTTCCTTTACAGATAGCAATTGAAAAAGAATAGCATAAATAATGTATATGAATGATAACTTAAGGAGTACACAATGAGTCTACAAAGTTTAACTTCTGCACACAAGCAGAATGCAGATAGATCAACATTTGCAGTCGATATGGGTGCGGGCAAAATAAGCGAAGAAAAGTATAAGAATTTTCTTTGGAATATGTATATGCTATACGATGTGATGGAAGACGTTGCAATGAGCATGGGTTGTTTTGGACCAGTAGATCCACAAATGCCAGGCGATGACTTTCCACTAGATGGTTTAATACAAGCTGACGAAATTTTAGCAGATTTTAAAGAGCTAGGTGGCGACGATGCAAATCCACCAGCAATGGTTCCAGCAGTAGAAGAATACAGATCGCATATTGTTACAAAAATCCAACATGATAAGCAAAAGCTAATGACTCATGTTTGGGCAAACCATATGGGTGATCTTGAGCAGAAGTACAAAGGCAAAGTTCCAGGTTCTGGAAAGATGTGGGAATTCGGCGAAATGGAAAGATCTGTTGAAGAAATGAAAGCTCTGCTTGATAAACGTGTTAGTGAATCAGATGAAATCGAAGCTAACATCGCTTATGGATACAGACAGAAAATTTACGAACAACTGAACGCTTAATAGGTACAGCCATGATTTGGGATCAACTGGTGAAGTGCCAAGACCAGATAATCCAGATGTTTGAGCATCATGGAACTGAAATAGAAGAGCCAGGGATGGCTCATTTTAATCAGCCAGACGGAAGTTGGATAAATCGAGTCTGGATGAATGACGACATTAGAAGAGCTCATATTGATGTTGTTGACGCAAGGGACACTAAAGGATTGTGGATGATGCATGTTTGCATATTTCCAGATCTATTTAACAATGGTCCTATTTACGGTTTTGATGTTATTGCTGGTAAGCATAAAATGACAGGTGCATTTCATGACTTTTCAGCAAGTTCGGGTGGAGAAGAACACCCAATGGTTCAATGGTATCAGGATACCGTTAAAGATTTTATTCCAGAAAAAGTAAGAGAACTGCCCGAATGGGCAACTAACATTTTCACTCCAAGTATGATCGCCGCAAGTAATGTGAAAGAAGACGAAGCTGGAGTTATCATTCAAATTGCTCTGGATAATCTTTACGAATATCTTGATACTATTGGCGAATATACTGGACAAGGTAATAGAGATATAACACTAGCAAGTCAAAATTACTATTGTCATAATCAGCAACAAAATCCGCATACTCCAAGGGTAATGAAGTCTTTGGGTTTAAATGAAGCAGACGTAGATAGGTTCTGTACGGATATGTTATTTCCAAAAATTAAGTAATGGGAAGACCAAAAAAGAAGACTGCTCCCACGAGCAAAAATATCTACCAAGGTGTGAAAATAATTCATGGACGTCCAGTCCAGTATGTAGTTAGTGACGATCCTAGATTTTACGAGCAAATACATAAAAGAAAATCCCGAATATTTTATACTATAATCGGGATGTTCTTTTTATCTTATGCTTATATCGTCGGTGATATATTTTACACTCAAGTTTTTAGCGAAGAAGTAGATAAAATAATCTATATGTTATAAACTAGTTCGACTTAACCGGATTGTTTAAAGGATTGTCTAAAGCTCTCTGGATTTTTAGATCTAACTGTTCTTCGAGTTCATCAATCTTTTTATCAAGTCTATCAAGTTTATTATCCATTCGTAATTCGAAGGTATTGATAACACCTCTAACTGTGTCAACGTTAGACCTGTTTCTTTCATCTTGTTTGTCCATGCTATCATGTAAATCTCCTACATCATCTTTAAGTTCGATCTTAATGTCATGAACATCGCTTTTAACATCACCCAAAGATTCTTTGAAAAGACCTATTTCTTCTTTCATTAAAATATAGTCTTCTTTGAGAATTGCTAAGTTCTTATCAAACTCACTCATATCAGGCGCAACATAGGTATTAATCTTTTCTTCCATCATTTGGTATCTATTGAAAAGCTCAAAGCCTCCCCAAAGTCCACCTATAATTGTACCAATTAATGGAATAATAAGTAGCATCTTGCTACCACCTATTTTAATTCCACCATATTCTATTTCTGCCATATTATTCTCCTATAGTTATTTATTGTAAACCAAGTCCATACCCTAACTTGTATTGTTCGTTAATCATGTCGTTCATTAAGTTATCTTGTGCTGAACCAAATAAAGCACCATATGGATCTCCTAGCATTATTTGATCGTTATAAATTTGTGTATCGCTATACCAATCCATTGCTGTTTGGTTTTGCTTTTGTACATATTTTTTAAAGTTTTCTGTATCAGATAATGATTGCATAAGTGCAATCTTTGTTGTTTCGTTAATAGCACTATAAGTATCTGCCATAGCACTTAATATTCTATTTGCTATTTTCTGTTTAGCTTTAGCTATTTCTGACTTAATTCTTTCTTTCGAAAGTGATTTTTTTGTTGGCTTGGAGTTAGATTTTTTATCTCCTTTGCTTCCTTTAGAATCTTCCTTTTCTCCTCCAGACTTTTCTCCCCTGGCATCAGCTCCATCTTCTTGTGTTTCACTTGACTCATCTGTTCCGCTATTGTCGGTCTCGGAATCGGTTTCTGACCCACTGGTATCTTCTCCAGAATCAGCATCTCCGTTATCTTCTGATGTATTTTCACTGTTATTTTCTTCCACTGACTGTTCAGCATTACTATCGGACTCTTGTACTTCTTCTGTTGATGAAGTGGAGGTTGTATTGCTTTCGCCTTCTGTTTCGGAAACTTCCTGTGATTGCCCCGTCTCACTTGCTTCTCCCGCATCTGTACTTGTATTTACTTCGGTAGTAGCTTCAGTAGAGGTTTCTATTTCAACTTCTAAAGTAGGCGAAGCGTCAGCAACTTCTATGTTAACATCGGGCATAGTGTCAACATTTACATCAATTTCGCCTACAGCATCAGCTACTGCTGAATCTATTTGACTGCCTATGTCAGCTTCTATTTCTGCTACAGTAATCTCTGGTAATTCTGTTGCACCTGTGTCCATGTCAAAGTTTAAGTTAATTTCTGCTATTGTTTCTACTTGTACAATACCAGTATCTAAATTAGTTGAAGACATATCAACAGTTGCCACATTAGTAGTTTCGTCTACGTCAACACTAAACTCCATTTCAATACCGCCGCCTGTGTCTTCGTTTGCTATTACTATCTCAAATGAATCTACTTCTGTATAGTCTACGTCTATTACTGTTGTATCTGTTGTAGGGTCACCTATGAACACACTTGTTAATACATCTTCGCTGGAATTATAAACTGTTGTTTGATTGCTTAAAACTATGTTTGTGATTGTTTCAGTAATCATTGTGATTGCATCATATGTTAGTGTCATGAAAGGATTGCTAAACGTAGGACCATAATAACCTGTGTGGTATCCTGCGTCAACTCCCCACAGTTCCATCTGCCCCCATACTTCTGTTACATTATTATTAGTTAACATAGTTGATGAAAGATCCTGCGTGAATGAATGTGTTTGTGTGCCGTTGTAAGTTAGTGTTACAGTATTTGAATATTCAGCGAACTTACCCCCACCATAACAATCAGCACACCTATAAAGTCTTGTAGTGATTCTAAATACATCTTTACAATCTCCTCCTGTGCTGGCACATAAAGGCACAGTTAGGTTTGACTTATGGGATTGTACATCAACACCATAGTTTAATGTCATGCCTGATTGTATCTCCGCAATAGTCAAGTCTGGAGCCATTTCAAATTTTTCTGAAGTTATTTGTCCACCACCCAATGCTGTGAAGTTATAATTATTAGCATCTTGGATAAGACTGTTATTAACGTTGTTTTGGTAACCTGTACAGGCTTGACCTGCACCAACAGTTGCATTTGCTCCACCTGTTCTACATTGTGTTGCACCTTGTAACTTTATTCTACCTGTTGTTGACCAATCACTTGAATTAATAGTTGGTACGAAGTTTGAAGTTGTTGTGGCTGTTATTTGTGATGTTTGTTGTGTAGTAGTTTGAGATGTACGAATCTCTTCAATTACTGTTTCAGTCCATTGAGTCGTAGTTGTTGTGTCTTCGAAACCACCATTGAGTGTTACCTCTGTGTTTGTTACAACAGATGTAACTGTGCTGGAGGTTACAGTACCACCGTTAGGTCCTGTATCACCTACGTTATACTGTTGTGTGTATGCTTCTAAAGGACTACAATAAAAGCAACAAAATAGCGCCAAGACCAACGCCCCAAGTAGTTGCTTTATTTTGCCATTCTCTTTCATATGCTTCAAGATCATTTTCTTTTAACCATTTCTCATAGTCAGGACGCTTCTCTGGATTTTCAGCCCAGGCTTTCGCCGCTTCTATACCTATCTTACCTTTGTAAGGACATGGTGTGCCTGCCATTTCCATAGACTCAAAAACCCTTGCATCTTGGCATAATAGACTAACTGCGGCAACCTTCATACCCATACCATATAATGCTCTGGATAGTTTTAAGCGTTCACAATTTAAGTCTCTAATAGTAGTTCCACCTGCAATACCTAAAACCTGAGTTTGGACTGCCGCACTTGTTCCTGTAGAACATACGTCTTGATTGTTTATCATGACATTTGGTGCTGATGCTGTTGGTGGTGTCTTATCTACTGTTGTTGTTCCTGTAACTGTAGAAGTCACAGTATTTGTTTCTGCACTTGCAGTTGTTGCCCAGAACAATGCGAGTAACATTAATACGATATAAAATTTGTTCACTAATTTTTGCCCTCTAATACTTTTTACTTTACTAATACTTGTAAAAATCTTTCTACACAATATTTATGCCTAGGTGTAAAAATTTTTACACTAGTATTATAATATTACTAATGTATGGTTAACAGAGTACTAAATAAAGCTATGCAACAGGGTAGCGACAATAAATCAGGTAATGCAGAGCAGGATTATATATGGGAATTGTTTAATGATATGTGGCCAAGTGATAATTGTTCAAAGTATTTTGAACCATTGCCAGTAGAAGTAGAGAAGCTGGAACAAAGCCGTATCATAAAAGCATTAGAAAATCACGAAGGAAATAGAACTAAGACTGCTTCGGAATTAGGAATAGGTAGAACATGCTTGATTGCTAAATTAAAGAAGTATCAGTTATTGGATCTGTTCGTGGCGTAAGAAGCCCTCACGCTCTACAAATATTTAGTCCTAAACCACATTTTTAGGGCTCTTAATTCAGGCACCATAAATAGAAGTAGTAAGATCAACCGGAGCAATCCTGAAAGGAAACTTATGATCGAAGGGTTTAAAATACCAAAAGTCACATTCAGAACCCGTGAATTTGACGAGACAAAAATGGAGTCTGTTTGGAAAGATAAAACAACTGACGACTTCTTTAAAGGGAAACGGGTAGTACTTTTTAGTTTACCCGGAGCATTTACACCTACTTGCTCTACATATCAATTACCAGGTTTTGAAGAAAACTATGATAATATTCGAAACATGGATATTGACGATGTGTATTGTTGTAGTGTAAATGATGCGTTTGTAATGAATGCTTGGGCAAAAGAGCAAGGCATTAAAAACGTAAAAATGATTCCAGATGGTTCGGCTAATTTAACTCGCTTTATGGGTATGTTAATTGGCAAAAATCATTTAGGCTTTGGCAATAGAAGCTGGAGATACATGGCTATCGTTAACGATGGCGTTGTTGAAAAATGGTGGCAAGAACCTGGAATTAATAACGATGGTACGGACGATGATCCGTATGTTGAAACTACACCAGAAAACTGTTTAAAGTTTCTGGATACACACTAAAAATTATAGGGAGAACTGTATGAGTAGATTAGTATTAGCATTAATAGCCGCCGGTGTATTAGCTGGCTGTCAGACCAATTATATTACACCTAAAGGTGAAAGACTTTTAGGAAATAGTGCAATAGGCTGTGTGGCTGGTGAAATTTTATTTGGTGAATGTGCAAAAGGTGCCGCAGTTGGTGCTGGTGCAACAGTAATATCAGATCAAACCTCTAACAACTAATGTTCAGGGTTGACTGTTAGCTCAATAAAGTCACCTAAAAAATCAAAGTGCAATGCTAACTTGCCGAAAAGTTCGGGATGTAAAACCGAACCGGCGTTTTCATAACAGCTTCTTCCTATTTTAGTATAATAGTTTTTAGTCAAACCAAATCGCCTTCCTCTATTAGGAAATACCCCACGTACGAAAAGACAAGTGTCGCCAAGTTCTTTACTTGAATACTTGTCATGATGTTCTAGTTTAAGATAACACTGAGCAAAAGTTTCTTGTGGAAGGAAGTTTGGCTTTTTCATAAACGAAGCCAAGAGCATTACGACGTAGGATTCGATTTCCAACGGAAGCTCGTATCCCGATGTGTATTGCGTTTCTTTTACAACTTCGTAAAAGGCTGACACGTAAGCATCGTTCATAAAAATATTTAGCAGAAGAAAATCGAAAAAAATAAATTTTTAGGTTGACACGTATAAATATTTGTGTTATATTGTACAAACAATAAGGAATTTACTATGAACAAGACAACTTCAAATACATTTTATTGGTATCCACCGAACAGGGGGGTTATGTCTTGACTTGAATTGTAAATTTAAAGTTCTAAGATAAGCCCCTAGCAAGAAATTGTTTAGGGGCTTTTTTTATGGGTATAGTGTCAATGGTAGCACGTCGGTCTCCAAAACCGAAAGTGGGGGTTCAAATCCTCCTACCTATGCCAAGGGCGAGCGGCGAAGATGGGGAGTCGCACCGGACTGTAAATCCGGCTCGTACAGATGAGTAGGTTCGAATCCTACCTCGCCCACCAACAGGGTATAGCTTAGTTTGGTAAAGCGTCTGCTTTGGGAGCAGAAGATCGTAAGTTCGAATCTTACTACCCTGACCATACACAGAATTAAATACAGTATGCAAATTTTTAAAGAGAAGATTGCTGATTTTTATAAATGGGTCAAAGGAACTGAACTAGTTATACTAGAAGACATAGATGTTTCTGAAGATCCTGTTCGACCTGAACTCGACTTAGAATGGCGTAAGCAATATGGCAGACAAATATTTGGTTTGAAGTACGAAGACAACATTGAAGGTATTGTTTGTGTTGCATACACAAATGACATACCACAGAGTGTAAGAGAATTACAACTAATGAGTGAAAATGCAAATATGAAAGACGATGCTAATACTGCCGTTGCATATACTGTTTGGTCAAGGAAACGAGGAGCAGGAAAAGAAATAATTCATAAACTTTTAGAACATGTTAAGAAGAATAGTGCAATAGAGAAAGTCGTTACACTATCACCTTTAACACCCATGGCTACACATTTTCACATCAGAAATGGTGCGAAACTTATCAAACATAACCCAGATACGCAGAATTTTGAATACAAAATATAGTGCCATAAATCATGGCAAACCACACTATATAGTACCACATCAAAACACTTGACTTTGAGGTTAAATACGTGTATAATTTACTTATGTTGCAAAAAATGGAGACCAAAATGCACGTTACTATCAGAGGTGGGTCAGCTAGGCAGAAAAAGTATGCAATAAGTATGGCACATTTTTGCGGGGAAAGACTTTTAGGAAATAGGCTTTATCCAAAGATTGAACTTAGAATTAAGCTAGTAAAAGACTTATTGAAAAATCAAAAAGTATACGGAGATGCCATCTGGGAAGATGAAGAACGATATCCAAAAGAATTTACTATTAGAGCAGATTCATCGCAACCTATGAGACGTGTTCTTGAAACTATTGCACACGAAATGGTTCATGTAAAACAATACGCCAAAGACGAATTACATGAATATACACAAAAGAAAGGCCATCGTTACCAAGGCCAATTCTATTCTGATAAGTTAGATTATTGGGATGAACCGTGGGAAATTGAAGCACACGGAAGAGAAATTGGTTTGTTTATTCGATGGGCTCAAAAAAATAAATTAGCTAAACGAAGTTGGACACAAATTCCTTAATGGAAATACTCCTAATACTCTTTTTTATCGCAGTAACCTATGGATTTATAATTTGGTTACTTATTTCCTGGAATAACGAAAAAATTACTTGACATTACCCGATTAAGACTGTATTATACTACTATGATGAACTTAATAGAGGCAAATAATATGAAGGCTACAGTTAAAGAATGCACAGGCCAAAAAGAACATCCAATTCAAGTAGCATTAGCTTATGCTTTTGCGGCGGATAGAATCAATAAAGGTTATGTTAAAGAAACTAGACGATTCTCTGAGGATGTTCCAACTATTTTTGCAAACAAAGAAATAGTAAAGTTTTCTTTTTCCCAAATAGCCCAGGATGGATCATTTGTTCCAACAGACTTTATAGAAGTAGTACCAACTAATGATGATTACGAAAACGTAGACTTGGCTGTCAAACACTTTCGTAGATACTCGTTAGAAATACTTGGTCCTAACTTATCTGACTTTCAAAAAGATGTTTTTAATACAGTCATTAGAAAAACGGTTTCTTTTAATAAGCTAGGGTTGGTTGCTTATGTTCCGGAACTAGTTCGCAGAGAAATAAAAGAAGCTAAATTAAAGAAGTTGCTTAGAACAGAATACAGGAATAGTGATCCTGTAGGAAGTCCAGGCGATCATATTAACGGTAACTTAAAAATTATAGACAAGCATTGGAGCAGTAATTGGGAGTCATACAATTATGTTGGAGACTATATGGGAAACTTAGTCAGTTTTATGAATAAGATTCCTTTTAATATTGATCAAAGAATTAACTTTAAAGCAAAAGTTAAAGCTCATGGTAAAAATAGGTTTTTTGATGTTACTGAAACAAGAATTAATTATTTAAGGAAATTAAAATCATGAGGCAACAATTTAATGACAAGTGCCAAGTAACCTGCACAGACAATGATAAAACGGTTACAGCCGATGTAATGAGTTATAGGCATAGACAGATGCTTACAGTATTACTTGGCGAAAGTAAAGTTGGACTTAAATGGAATGGTAGAAGTGTTTATGTTGGTAATGCAATAGGTATGGAATTTACTTCTAAAGGTCCAGAAGAGATTGTAAAAATGCAAGGGAGAGGACATGCCTAATTTAGTACCAGTAGTTATAGAAAAAGAATCACGTGGTGAAAGAAGCTACGACATTTATAGTAGGCTTCTTAAAGATAGAATTATAATGTTAGACACTGACGTGAATAGCACAAGTGCAAGTTTAATTGTTGCACAAATGTTATTCTTAGAATCAACGTCTAGAGGAAAGCCGATTAATTTTTATATTAATAGTCCAGGCGGAAGTGTAACGGCAGGTATGAGCATTTACGATACTATGCAGTTTATTCACTCTCCTATACATACAACAGTTATGGGAATTGCGGCAAGTATGGGTAGCTTCTTAGCAATGGCTGGCACAAAAGGTAAAAGAGTAGTTCTTCCTCATGCAAGACACATGATACATCAACCAAGTGGCGGAACACAAGGCATGGCAAGTGATGTCGAAATACAATATAAAGAATTGCAATATTGGAAAGAAACACTAACTGACTTATATGTAAAACACACAGGACAAGATAAAAATAAAATTGCTAACGATATGGACAGAGACTTTTATATGAGTGCAGAAGAATCCGTCAAGTACGGTTTAGCAGATAGTATAGCATCAAAAAAGGCGTAGTAAGATGCCCGCAAAGAAACGTGTACAACGAAATAAAGAGCAATGGCTAGTTGAGTTTATTAACAAGCACAACTATACACACGGAGCCGAACTTGGTGTACAAAAAGGCGATAACTTTAAGTATCTTATTAACAACCTTCCAAACTTACATTTAATTGGCGTTGACATTTGGGCTGACAAATCTGTAAGATGGGACGGAACACATAGTGAAGATTTAAAGCATCAAGCTGAAAACATCAATACTGAGTTTTATAAAGACATGATCGATTTTGCTAATCAGCATCATCCACGTGTTGTTCTTTACAGACATTTTACAAATTATGCCCACAAGTTTATAGATAATAATTCTTTAGACTTTGTGTTCATTGATGCAGGTCATGAATACGAAGATGTATTAGAAGATATTGAATGTTGGTTACCTAAAGTAAAAATTGGTGGCCATATTATGGGACACGATATTAATCAAGCTCAAGTAAGACGAGCTGTAAATGAAAAGTTAGGAATGGGTTCCTGGCAAATAGCAAAAAAACAAAAAATATGGTATAAAATAAAATGACTCCAAGAATGAATGATAAAGTAAAAGATGCAGTTGCAAACTTAAAAGGTATTCCAACTGAAGAAGAACTAGTTAAAATGTTACAAGAAAATACTATGAAAGTAACTTTTAACAAACTTGACGGCGACGAGAGAATTATGACATGTACAAAAATGACAAAGCTAATACCAGAAGAGAGCAGACCTAAGACTGATAAGAAACCTAAAGAAGGTACAGTAACAGTATGGGATATGACTGCAAACGGATGGAGAAGTTTTCGTTATGACCGTGTAACAAAGGTTGAAAATCATGTCCAATAGACTTCTCGTAGTTCAGTTGGATAGAACGCCAGTTTGCGGAACTGGAGGTCGCAGGTTCGAATCCTGCCGAGAAGGCCAATGACTGAACAAGAACGAAAAGACTTTAGTGGAAACTTAATAAAAATAGCTATGCTTGAAAAAGAAATAGAACATGCCAAAACTTGTTTAATGCCGCACGATACAGGGCATATTCATACTGCAATAAGTTGGATGGAACATAGAATAGAAGAATTAAAAGGTAAAGACAATGGGTCCTGAAGGTAGTATGTTAAAATTATCAGAAAACGGAAACGATTTCTGGGCTTTAGACAATAGCAGTTATAAAAACAATGGGTACTTTGTTGACTTAGGTGCAGGTGATGGAATAACTGGTAGCAACACTTTTATTTTAGAAAAATTTTATAAGTGGAACGGATTATGTGTTGACCCAAATCCAACTTTCTTAAAAAGTTTATGTGGATCAAGAGATGTACTTATAAGTGATTTAGCAGTATCAAAAGAATCAGGAAAAGTTGTAGACTTTAAATATCTTGCTCAAAATAGAAATGAGTTTTTTGGGTGGAACTTTAGATCAGGGATAAGTAGTAACGTCGATGATACATCGGTCAATTTTGATAATCACAAAGTCTTTACTATTACTTTAACAGATCTTTTGGATCTCTATAAAGCACCAAAAGAAATAGATTACATTAGTATAGACATTGAAGGAAGTGAAATTGATGCTTTAGAGGGTTTTGATTTTAGCAAGTACCACGTAAGAAATTTTAGCATTGAGTTTAATAACGATAATAATCGAAAAAAGGGCTTTGAGATTATGAAGAATAACCAATATGTAACAGTCGACTCGACGAATATGAACGAAGATCGGTTCATCAAACAACTGTTTAGTTAAAGGAGAGAAACATGTTTGGATTAGGAGTAGCGACAATTTTAGCATTATGGTCTTGGGACAATCAAGAGTTTATTAAGACTGCAAATCAGCAATTAGAGAATGGATTTACATGGGAATCGATAGAGTGCAGAGAACCCAACAAATCAGTTCCATACATTGCTCTTGAAACGCCTGATGGGAAAGAATTAGTATGTCACAAGTTGACAAAATAGCAACCGCCACTATAGCTCAGTTGGTAGAGCAATTGATTTGTAATCAATAGGTCACGGGTTCGAATCCTGTTAGTGGCTCCAAATTTAAAGAGGTAAAAAAATGTATTGGTTGGTAGTTGTTTTAACGATTTCGGGTACACCTGATATTAAAATGGAGTTTCCTTTTACGAGAAGTACATATTGTAACTTCGCTCTAAAAAAGATGGTAGAACGAACTCCTACAACAACAATAAAAGGTAAAGAAGTCAAGACAGCGATCAAAAAAGCAGTTTGCGAAGAACGCGAAGCCTCTACTTAATGGTCGTATAACAACGTATTACTTTGAACCTGTACTGGTTTACAGTACGTTGTTATTCGATCTTTAGCATCTACTAAACTTGAATAGGAATAATTGCCATATTGTCTTGGAAGACGTTTTGCATAATATAAACAAACGTTAATGTCTCTAAAGATCATTGGGTTCGGTAGTTCTTTCCTAAATTCCCCAGTCCCCATAATGACGACTAGCATAAAGGCATGAACCATCTACCACAATCCTCTATCCAGACCTATAAGCCAAACAATACCACCTACAACTCCAAAGCACAATAGAACTGCAAGTATTATCATAATTACTTCCATGAGTTTTCTTCTACGTTCTTCTTGTGCATAAATCATTTCTTGGCGCTTTTTTCTTATGTCTGCTTCTGTCTTTAAAAGTTCTTGCCATGCATTAGGACCTCTAGTAAAGCTAATGATATTACGAAGTTCTTCTCGCATATCTTCTGCTTTCTTTTTAGCCATAAATGATTGCATAGCTTCTTCTTCAACAGAACCTGCCGCAAATAATTTTTTAAATAATGGAGGTTTCTTGGAATATTCTTCAGCCTTTTTAATATCACTAACTGCACCCATCCAACGACCAAGGTCTCCGGCCATGCCTTCTACGTCACGTCCAACTTCGAAACCTTTTTTTATTGCATTGAATGCCGCGGTCGCTGTCGCGACTGCTGTGATCGGATCTACCAACTTTGTTGCCCTCTTCCATACTCTTATCTTCCATGAACTGGAATCAATTGTATTTAATCTCGTGCAACTATTGGTAAACCATGTATAAAACTAGGTTGACTATTGGCATTATTGGTGTTATAATACATATATTAATTAATAAGAGGATACCATGACACCTGTACTTTATATATTAATGAGAACTGATTTGGATAGTATGAATCCTGGTAAAGCAATGGCACAAGCTAGTCATGCCAGCAATGCATTTGTACATAATGCAGAACCTGGATACAATGTAGACGAAGAACTATTCAATGCTTGGCAACAATCAACAACACAAGGTTTTGGTACTGTGTTGGTACTTGGTGTTACTGAAGCTCAAATGAGAACCGCAGTTGAAGTTGCTGGAAGTTTTGGAGTAGATAAGTTTCCTTGTGGTATTGTACATGATCCTACATATCCATTACAAGACGGAGACACTACACATTCTATTCCACTAGATACTTGCGGGTACATATTTGGTGAAAAAGACGATCTTAAATTACAAGCTATTTTGCAAAACTTTGAATTATGTCATTAGGAAAAAAGATGAAAACAAACATTACTAAAAAAGTTGCGACATTAGGTTTGTTAACTTTAATGTGTACAACTGGCTGTTCAACATCTATGTCTGGTGTTAATACTAATTATTCTGTAAACGATATATCAAACATAAGTTGGTCAGAAAAAATGATGAAGTATAAAAAACAACAATGGCAGATAGAAAATGAGATTGTTAGGGACGGCAACAAGTCTTGGAAGTTTACATTACAAAATGGTTGGTGTACAAGTGACTACAAACACAGCGATTGTGCTACTGACCGACAACGTTCTGAAATAATGCAAAAAAATTATTCAAGAATAACATCTAAACCATTTTGGTATTCTGTTTCAATCTACGTACCACACAGTTACAAATCTCTCGGAAATGGATTTCCAGGAAAGAAGTCCCCAAGCAGTAATTGGGTACAACTGCATCAAACAAATGCCCATTCGTATGCTATATTGAGAGAAAAAGGATCCAACGAAGGAATAAATTTTGATATTATGCCTAATGGTGATACTGTACATAGAATTTATGTTGGCGAATTAAATCAATTTAAAGGCAAGTGGACAGATATAAAAATTCATGCAAAATACTCTAGAAACAATGACGGGTTTTATGTGCTCTACATAAACAATAAAAAGATTGGAGAATATAACGGTAGAACTCTTTCATCATTGAAAAGGGGAGATGGAACAATACGTATGGATTTAGGTATCTACCAATCACGTATTTCCAAAAGAAGTAATAAAACTGCTTTTCCTACACAAATTTTATATTATGATGCTGTCAAGGTTAGCCATAATTTAGAAGATATTGGCCCAAATCAAAATTAAAGGTTGACAAATGCAATGTTTGGTGTTAATATAATTATAATAAACAGGCACAACAGAGGGACATTAAAATGAGAACACAACCACAAGAGATTATATTTAAACTTGAAGCTGACAATTCTAGACTTGCAAAAGAGCAAGTTATACTTGAAGCTATGGAAGAAGGACTTGACGAGTTCTTTGAAGGAGTTAAAATGGCTCTTGATCCATTATATACTTTTGGTGTAAAGCAAGTACCGGATTCAAAAATTGACGGACAAGGACTAAAATGGGACGTTTTTAAAACACTTGCTGAAAAATTACACAATAGAGAATTAACAGGACATGATGCTCGTGATGCAATTATCTTAACAAGAGATATTGCTACAATGGATCAATGGAATATGTTTTATAGAAGGATTCTTATTAAAGATTTACGTTGTGGTGTTTCGGAGAAAACTGTTAATAAAGTAGCAAAGAAGTTTCCTCAATATTCAATACCAGTTTTTACATGTCCACTTGCACACGACTCTGCCAATCATGAAAAGAAGATGGTTGGTAAGAAACAAGTTGAAGTTAAGCTAGACGGGGTAAGGGTTATTACAATTATACAAGGTGATACTAGTCACGGCAAGTTTAACAAAGTTGAAATGTTTAGTCGTAACGGAAAACAGTTTCATAACTTTGGACATATTATTGCAGAGATTGAAGAAGTTATAAAAGAAAAGCAACCACCATATGATTTAGTATTAGATGGTGAAGTTATGAGTGCTAACTTTCAAGACTTAATGAAACAAGTACACAGAAAAGATGGTAAGCAATCTAAAGATGCAGTATTACATTTATTTGATATGTGTCCATTATCAGAATTTCAAAAAGGCGGTTGGGACAGAACACAATCTTTTAGAAGTCAAGCAGTTAAGGCTTGGGTAGATGAAAATAAAGACGTCTTAAAACACGTTGAAACACTCGATTGGGAAGATGTGGACTTAGATACCCAAGAAGGTCAAGATCGCTTTGTAGAGCTTAATAAAGCGGCTGTAGACGGTGGATATGAAGGGGTTATGATAAAAGACCCTGATGCAAAATACGAATGTAAAAGAACACATAGTTGGTTAAAAGCTAAACCATTTATAGAAGTGACACTAAAAGTAGTTGCGGTCGAAGAAGGCACAGGACGTAATGAAGGAAGATTAGGTGCCGTAATAATAGAAGGAGAAGACGATGGATACAATTATAAACTTAACTGTGGGAGCGGCTTCACTGATTCTCAACGTGATGAGTTCTGGGCTGAACGTGATAGTCTCATTGGTAACTTAATTGAAGTAAGAGCAGATGCTCGAACTAAATCACAAGACTCGGAAACGTATAGTTTACGTTTTCCTAGATTTAAAACATTTAGAGGATTCAATCCAGAAGAGAAAATATAATGAACGTAAAATTTATCTGTAGTGATAAACACGTTTTGAAAAATTTTCCGATTGTTCCGGCAAAGAAATGTTTGCCGGAATGGTACTCTAAACTTAAAGCTAACGAACCTAACATTTCAAAGTGTATGCCAGTAAGAGATATAATAACTGCTGGTTATATTATACCTAATGCCTATGAACAAGGCGTTGGCGTTTCTATGGACAATGGTATCGAAATGCCCGAAGTTGTTTACCCAGTCGAAAAGGCTGGAGAATTTTATACATTCCTTAATCATATAGTTAATCCAGACTTCTTTCATACACACGACCAATGTCCCGTTGACATTCATGGATCGAAAAAAGGATATTATAAAATAAAATTACCTTGGAGAATAGAAACACCAAAAGGTTATAGCACACTTTTAATGCAACCGTTCTACCAATTTAATACTGACTTAGTTATAATGCCGTCTATTGTTGATACAGACGAATACGATCATAGCAATGTAAATTTTCCTTGTTACATCAGAAAGTCAGAAGTAGATATTAAGCCTGGACAACCTTTAGTACAATGTATTCCGTTTAAAAGAGACGAATGGACTCATTCTTTGAGTTTTGAAAAAGAATC